TGTTAAGGTGCCTGCGACTGATGCGAATAAAGGTAAGCGATAAACTGCGAACCTAAGTAAGTCGTAACGGAGATCGAAAGGTCTCCTTACATTTTAGAAAACCATACCAACTTAGGAGTTTATATTATGGTTGAAGTGATAGTAATCGGTACGATTGCAGCAGCAATCGGAGTTTGGTTCTGGATGGGTCGCAAAGTCGAAGCACCAGCAACTGTTGATGTTGAAGTGACACTACCTGAAGTAGAAGTTGTATTCGAACTTCCGTCAGACGCACAACTAACCAAGATGACCAAGGTCAAGTTGGACGAGTTTGGACGTACTGTCGGTGTCGAACTCGACCGTCGCAAGACCAAAGCAAATATGATCGTTGACTTGAAGGAATCGATTAAGTAATTTCGACACTTAACCATTAACCTATATAATGGTATGATAAACGAAATTAATGAAGACAACTTTCTCATCTATGCTGCGAAGAACTATTACAGTCCTCGTGCCATAGATGCGGAAGAGTTCTACGAAGAACTCAATCGTTTTAAGTACATCAAGCGATTAGTGAACAGGTACACCCGAGGCGGGGAACTATGTGAGAGGTTGATCCTAAACCACATCACCATTCTCCTCAACGTCTTTGGTAACGAACCTGGAATATTGATGATTATGTTTAAGATCGGGGGCGACGACTTATCTGTAATCAAACCCTTCTTGATATATTTGAAAGCAATTAGAGAGGGAGACCTCACAAACATTGAAGTGGACCCATGGGTGGTCCAGAAACTGGAAAGCATCTAATGGGCATATTGTCGAAAACTGGAGACCTCGTCTACACGCTACGCTTCCTGCGTTTGCTGACGACCAAGTTCGAAGACACCACTGCTTTCAAGTTAGGTCTAATCGACAAAGACGGTAAGAAGTTAAAGAAGGCAGAAACCACCGACGAGAAATCTGCCTACAACTCGTTCCACCGTATGGTCTTCAATCTCAAGAAATTACTCGCAAAGGTTCCAGGTGGTTCGAGCAAACTGGCGTCCTATGCGTCCGCTCTCTTCCTCATAAAAGAAACCCTAACACTATCGGACTCCTCTGTTGAGAAGATTAACGAGGCGTGTGCTCTGGACCCTCTCGAGAGTCTGACGGAAGGATCCCAGTGGTTCTGCGCAAAGGACGGGATGCTATCTCCAGGAATCTACTCTCTGGCGAATCCTAAGATGGTAAACTCTACCTGCGAGGAAATCTGTAAGGCAGGAGACAAGATCAGGGTCTCGTCTGACGCATATCCTGTAGACAATATCCTCGGTCAGGACATCTTCGAGGCAGTCCACATCCCAACAAACCAAGAAGTCTATGTCGCTGTAGGAGAACTCAGACGATGAAAACGTTCAAAGAGTTTGCCGTCAAAGAAGAAATGACAACAACTGCTGATGCCGGTATCCCAGCAGACACTGCCAACATGGCACCAAAGAAGAAACGTCGTCCGGTCAGTCGTCGCTTCATCGAAATTATGGGAAAGATGCGCCGTATCGAGAAATAGTAAAAAAGTCACATCTCTGATTCCTATATAATACTCCAACCCCGAAACAAATGAGATAAAGATAATGGCAAAACAAGAATACCTTGGGATCGAAATTGACCTCTCCCGTGATGACCTATTTGACGAACTAGGTATTCAAAGATTAAAAGAAAGTTATATGCGTGATGACGAAGAGTCTCCGCAACAACGATTTGCTTTCGTATCTTCTAAGTTTGGTTCTAACCCAGAACACGCACAACGACTCTACGACTACGCATCCAAGCACTGGTTGTCTTACTCGACACCTATCCTCGCATACGGGCGAACGAGTAAAGGCATGCCGATCTCTTGTTTCCTCAACTTCATCGAAGACACTGCTGAAGGTCTGGTAAGCAACCTGTCCGAAACTAACTGGTTGTCCATGATGGGAGGCGGTGTAGGTGTCGGGTTCGGTATCCGCTCGTCGGATGAAAAGTCTACCGGAGTTATCCCACACCTCAAGACATATGACGCGTCCTCTTTGGCATACCGTCAAGGTAAGACTCGTCGTGGGTCATACGCAGCATACCTCGACATCTCCCACCCAGACATTATCGAGTTTCTCGAGATGCGCAAACCGACTGGTGATCCAAACCGTCGTTGCCTGAACCTTCACCACGGCATCAACATCAGCGACCGATTCATGGAGTTGGTTGAGCGTTGTATGCAAGACTCTGACGCAGACGACGGATTCAACCTGTGCGACCCGCACTCAGGGGAAGTACGTGAAACTGTTTCGGCAAGGTCTCTGTGGCAGAAGATTCTAGAATTGCGCATGGAGACAGGAGAACCATACCTACACTTCATCGACACCAGCAACCGTGCGATGCCAGAGTTCCAAAAGAAACTCGGTCTGAAGATTCACCAGTCCAACCTCTGCTCGGAAATCATCCTGCCAACTAACGAAGAGCGCACCGCTGTTTGTTGTCTGTCCTCGGTGAACCTTGAGCACTATGACGCATGGAGTAAGAACGATATGTTCCTCCGTGACATGGCAGAGATGCTGGACAACGTGCTACAGTTTTTCATCGACAACGCACCAGACGCAGTATCACGTGCCAAGTTCTCCGCTACTCGTGAGAGATCGATCGGCATCGGGGCACTTGGGTTCCACGCGTACCTACAAAAGAAAGATCTGCCATTCGAATGTGCGATGGCGAAAGTTACAAACAACCGAGTGTTCTCGCTGATCCGCAGGAAACTCGACGAAGCAAACCAAGAGTTAGGAAAGGAAAGAGGTGAAGCACCAGATGCGAAAGGTACGGGTCGTCGTTTTAGTCATGTCATGGCAATTGCTCCAAATGCAAGTTCTTCCATCATCATGGGGAATACCTCGCCATCCGTTGAACCATGGCGTGCAAACGCTTACCGTCAGGACACTCTATCCGGTGCCTTCCTTAACAAGAACAAGTACCTCGACGGACTTATCCTAAGTAAGATTGAGTCGGGCGAAACCAAACAGGACTATGACGAGATCTGGTCCAGCATTATCGCAAACGACGGTTCCTGTCAGCATCTCCGTTTTCTGACACCGGAAGAGAAAGAAGTCTTCAAGACTTCAATGGAGATCGACCAACGATGGGTTGTAGAGCATGCCGCTGATAGGCAGAACTTTATCGACCAATCGCAGTCATTAAACTTGTTCTTCCGACCTGACGTGAATATTAAGTACCTTCACGCAGTCCACTTCCTCGCATGGAAGAAGGGTGTGAAGACACTATACTACTGTCGTTCAGAGAAACTCGGCAAGGCAGATAAAGTATCTGCTCGCATCGAACGACAGGTGATTAAAGAACTTGATATGAGTGCACTCGTGAACGACGAAGAGTGTATCGCCTGCGAAGGGTAAATGAAAAACTACACCAAAGAACTAATCCTCTCACCAGAAGAACTGAAAGAAGCAACCGAATATTGCTCTGACGTTCAGTGGGAAGACGTGTATCAAGACTACAACCTGTTCGACCTCCAGAGACACGATGTGATGGAACACGAAGGGTTGGGGTTTGCGAAGAAACTACGAGACTATTCAGGTAAACCCGACTGTGTTGGGTTTTACTATCTGAAATATATCCCTGGCGCTTTCACTAGGGTGCATCAAGACCACGAATCATCTATGACTATCGTGACGCTTATCGAGAGTGAAAACCTCTTGGGTGGAGATGCGATTGTTCGTCATGAGTACAAGGCACGTGAAGGTGGCAGACCGGCAACAATGAAGTGCAGCAGGAACGACAACGAAAACGAGAAACCACCATACGGACAGGAAATGATTTTGGATGTCCTTCCTATGGAGGTTGGTGAGAGTTTGGTCTACGGTAATGACCTCTCTCACGGTGTATCTTTAGTGCATGAGGGGCAACGGACTGTTCTCGTCACATGGTTTAGATAAGGTAAAGAAATGGCAAATTTCAAACTAACAGACGAACGAGAATATTTTAAACCATTCAACTATCCTTGGGCATACGAGGCGTGGTTGAAGCACGAACAATCCCATTGGTTACATACTGAAGTCCCTATGGCAGAAGACGTCAAGGACTGGCAGAGAAAACTTTCTATCGAAGAGAAAGGGTTCCTCACAAACATCTTCCGATTCTTCACGCAGGGCGACATCGACGTTGCTGGCGGTTATGTTGACAACTATCTCCCATACTTCAAGCAACCAGAAGTCCGCATGATGTTGTCGGGTTTCTGTGCACGAGAAGCACTACACGTGGCGGCATACTCGCACTTGATCGAAACTCTGGGCATGCCCGAGTCGACATACAATGAGTTCTTTGAGTATGAGGCAATGGCAGAGAAGCACGACTACTTCATGAACCTCTCTAAGAGCAACGGGACGAAGGAGTCGGTCGCGACTAACATTGCTGCGTTCTCCGCGTTCACCGAAGGCATGCAGTTGTTCTCCTCTTTCATCATGCTACTCAACTTCCCACGTCACGGCAAGATGAAGGGCATGGGTCAGATCGTAACTTGGTCCATCGTCGACGAGACTATGCACGCTGAGTCAATGATCAAGTTGTTTCGCACCTACGTTGAAGAGAACCTCGAGATCTGGAACGACGAACTCAAATCCCAAATCTACATCATCGCTGAGAAGATGGTAGAGTTGGAAGACAAGTTCATCGACCTCGCATTTGCAATGGGTCCAATGCAAGACCTGACCGCTGCGCAGGTGAAGACATACATCCGATACATCTGCGATCGACGACTCATCTCTCTGGGTATGAAGGGCATCTTCAAAGTTAAGAAGAATCCTTTGCTCTGGGTTGAGGAAATGATCAACGCACCTACCCACACAAACTTCTTCGAGAACCGATCTACCGACTACGCACGTGGTGCCATGAGCGGCGACTGGAATGAGGTGTGGGGTTCTGCTTCCTAAGTAGATCCAAGACTAATTGGATAATGGTAATGACTGAACAAGTATTTGACATCGCATGTG